CAGCTGAAGCTATGACCTTTAAGGCGGCGCAAAGTATCGCTTTGGAGTCGCCACAAATTGCCCTAAATACTGCCGCTCTTTCGTGTGCTGCGCCGCCATCAGAAGACGGCAGCGAGCAGAAACTTTCGGCAGTATTCCAGGCCGACGTAAAGATTTACGGCGACGACTTTATTTTACAAGCTGAGAACGCTGAAATTATGTCGCCGTTAGTTGTCAACAGCAGTGGCATTTATACCTCCGGCAGTATTTATGCCGACGGCTCCATTATGGATGAAGGAGGCAACAGCAATCACCATGTCCACTGATGCTTCTTTTAAGAAAATATCGGCCACTGACTGGAGCTCAAAGCTTAACGCTTTAGGTGAAATAGTCGAGGGCTATGACGACATAAAGCAGTGCATCGAAATTATTTTGCTAACTAGCAAAGGTTCCGTACCACATCGACCCGATTTTGGCTGCGATATTTTCCAATATCTAGACCTACCCGCAGATCATGCCGTACCTCAGCTAATTTATGAAGCTCATGAAGCCTTAAAACGTTGGGAGCCTCGCATAGACGTAGAGTCTGTTACTGCCCAAGCCCAAGAGCCGCATCATTATGTGTTGACTATCACTTGGAGACCTAAAGTTGAATACGAGCAACAAGTTATACAGGAGGTGATATTGTGAGTGAACTCGAGCGTCCCGTTTTTTGTAAATGGGATCCTGATGAAATTACTCAGCGAGACGTTGAGTTCGTAGAAACAAAGCTGGGCAAAACATTATTCCCGGCGCAGCCTGAAAGAATTTTTGTCGATTTTGTGGCCTATGTAGAATGCCTCATCCGCCAGCAAATCCAAGAAGCGGCAGAGCAAACTTTGACAGAATATGCCAGAGACGCAGCTCTAGACCAAAATGGCAACAATATTGGCTGCCCAAGGTTAGACGCTCAAGCAGCTTCTTGCGCTGTGCAAATTTCTTTGCAACAACCACTTGGCTACGCTCACGAAATTGCCGCTGGGCTGAAGCTACAAACAAAAGACAACCTTTTTACTTTTGAAACTACAGAAAGTTGTTTCTTCTCCGCAGATTCTGATACGGCCACTTGTGAAGCGGTATGCACAACCACCGGCCCTGATGCCAATGGATATTTACCTGGCAATTTAATGTTGGTTGAAAGCGTTGAAAATGTTAAAGGAGCTACCAACGTAACTACCACCGCCTTGGGCGCAGAAGAAGAGGAAGATGATCACTATCGCGAGCGCATTCCCGAAACGCTGGAGTCCTTTAGCTGTGCTGGGCCGGCCGGTGCCTATCGTTATTGGGCTAAAACGGCTCATCAAAGTATTGTCGATGTCTCAGCACAGAATGCAGGCCCCGGCATAGTGAGAGTTGTTCCTTTAACTTCTTCAGGAGCGCCTACCGAAAAGTTACTGCAAGCGGTTGCCGATATTTTTAACGATAAATGCCGTCCTATGACCGTACAAGTCAAAGTGGAAGCACCGACTGCTGTCCATTTTTCACTTTCTGCCCAATTGTCTATTTATGCTAATAGTGATCGTGAATCTATTCTAGCGGCAGCTAATCGCAAGATCCTTGAGTACAAAGGAACTTTGGCTCAAAAAATGGGCAAAGATATTGTCCCATCTCAGATAGTTGCTTTATTACAACTAGACGGCGTCTATTCCGTAGAGCTGGAGTCTCCAGGCTTATTAAAAATTGATGAGACTTCTTATCCGGTTTTAGACAGTTGGAATATCAACATAGGGAGCATTATTTATGAATAATCAAAGTATGCTTCCGGCCCCATTAGCTAAAGATCCTTACTGGCAAGCCCTGGAAGAATTGTTGGGAAAAATTGGCTTAAGCCTCGATATGACAAAAATTTTAACTAACTGGTTTGATATTGTCGATTCAAGCGCTTTGCCTCATTTAGCCAAACAATTTCACGTTCTAGGCATAGAAGGCTGGGATTACGCCAAAACCGATCGCGAAAAGCGCGACCTTCTCAAGCAAGCTGTCGAGCTCCATCGCTACAAAGGCACCCCTTGGGCCGTGCGCCAGAGTATTAAGCGCATCAATCCTATCTTAGATATTAAAGAATGGTTTGAATATGGCGGCGAGCCTTATTACTTCAGACTAACTGGCGACATAAAGATAAGCCTGGCGCAAGCCGTCCGCTTGTTTTACACCATCGAAGAATTTAAGGGAGCGCATGCTTTACTCGAAGGTGGTATCGAGGCTCAAGATACCATTGAAAGCGAGCTTAAATCTGCTGCAGCTACAATAATGCAAATAGTAAAAGAGATTACTGCCGCTAAAGCAGACAACCCAGGCAGCGTGATTCTTGTCGGTGGCCATACTCCGGTGGAAGTTTCTAACACAGAACGTTTTAATTTATCGCCTTATATACCCCTTAAAAAGCTGTTTATCGGTACTTTAACCAGAATCGAGGTGAACTCGTGAGCACAACATATTTAACTACCGGCGGCAGAGTCATGCTAGCTAAACTGCTGGCCGAAGATCGACTTATTTACACCCGAGCTGTCACCAGCTCAGATATTGTGGATGAGCCCTTCAAGCTGGAGCATTTACCTAACGAGCGGCAAACTGCCTACTTCTTAAACGTCGAGCAAGTTGACAATTATGCCAAACTGACGGCTGCTTTTAACTGTAAAGAGCTGGAAGAAAGCTATCAGCTTAAAATGCTGGGCATTTACGCTAAAACCGAAACTAGCGCCGAGTGCTTATATAAAGTTGTTGTCTATAAAGACGAAGAAAGCGCCGGAAGTTTGCCTGCTGGCCAGGACTTGACTTATCGCTTTATCATCATTGACTCTGTTGGCGAAGGCAACCTCACTATTGAAACGGCTCCAGATGCCGCCGCTCCTTTAGAGCACGTAAGCAACGCCAATAGGCATATCTTCACGCAAATTAACAACAAAAAGCCGGCCTTGGTAGATTCTGGTGAAAAGAACAGCTTTTCCGATGGGCAACGCATTGTGTTCGTGCCGAAAATTGCTTTAAGCTCCGGCAGCGATACTATTTCTTGCGCTGGCACGCAATTTTTACTTAAAGCTGTGGACTTAGCTGGAAAAGACGTAGACTGTGTTTTTCTGCCGCATAAAAGTTACGTTTTAACTTATAGCAACGCTAGTAACAGCTTTGTTTACGTAAAGCACAACGAGATCGAGTATGTAGACGGCGTCGGCCACTACTGGGATGGCGCTGCTTGGAAAACGGTCATTCCAGCCGGTGAATTTGGCTCAACTTTTAGCGATACCTTGCCAGCGGGTACGCTGCTTTGCGATGGCGCCAGTTTATTACGCAACGAATGGCCGGAGCTTTTTGAAGCGCTGGGCACAAAGTACGGCGCCGCCGATGAAGAACATTTTAGCCTGCCCAATGCTGTGGGCCGTTGCATTATTGGCGCTGGTACTGGCTATGAACTCGGCAGCACCGGCGGAGAAGCGGAACATGTTTTAACGGTAGATGAATTGCCAGTACATAACCATCAAATTGATGTTTATAGTGACTCAGAAGCGCCTAATGTTCGCGTCTCTGGCTCAACTAATTCTGGCGGAAGCCATTCTCATGAGATAACTGCCTATAAAGAAACTCGAAGTGGCGGTAACGTCGAGCACCGTATGGATGTATTGTATACTGGAGGCACACCAGTATCCACTTCTCATAGCACAGATTCATCAGGAAGCCATTCTCACACGATTAACATTACCGGTTCTACAACTTCTCACCGTCATCGCGTAAAAGGCAATACTGCATTAACTGGCGACAATAAATTGCTTAATCTTATGCAGCCATACGTGGCGCTCAATACTTTTATATACACAGGAAAGGTGCTTTTATAATGATTGAAATGAATGTCACACAGGCTGGCCTGGCTGCTGTTACTCGTAACCAAGGCTTAACTTTTACTCATTTCGTAGCTGGAAGCGGCATTGACGCCGAAGGCCAAGCTATTCAAGCTGCTCAGCAAAGTATAGGCATCGCCCATCAAGTTACCTATATTGCTGGCCAAACTTATACTATTAACGGCGTGGAAACTGAAGTAAGCTACAACAGCGTAAAGCTGGTTGGCATTTTAGAATCAGCCTTAGCTGAAGCTAATTACACTTGGAAAGAGCTGGCTTTAATGGCCAGAGAGGGCGATTCAGCCGAGGAAATAACCGTAGCTTATGGCAGTTTATCTCAAGGAAATTACCAGATTGAAGCCGGATCGGCTACCAATTTTGTTATACCCTTCGAGCTTATTTTCTCCGATTTGCCCAAAGTAGTAGTCGAAACTACAGCCACCAGCTTAACCTGGGCCGATTTTTTAGCCCACGCTAATGCCAACATCTCATCCGCCGGAGCCCACGGCCTTACTTACGAAAATGGCGACTTATGCGTAAACAATCAAGCTTTAGGCCTAGTAAAGCAAAGCTATTTAGAAGCGATATGTGGTTTGGAAGCTATAGTTTCTACTTTGCCAACTCCCAACGCCGCTTGGCTGAGCTCTTTAGTGCTCAATCGTGCCGACTCTAAATTGTATCGCCTTAAGAAAACTGCTGAACTTGAAGTCGGTTATTTTATTTACCAGAGCGAGAATAACTGGTCTATTGGTGATGGAACAGAGAGTGGCGCTTTACTTGTTGTCGCCGATGAAACGCAACCTTCCGAAGGTGAAATCATTTTAAGCGAAGCGCAAACCCATTTTATGGCTTGGCAAGAGGAAAACAGTTTCGATCAGCGTTTAACTGCTGTAGAAAAAGTTGTCGCTTCCAGCAAGGATGTAACTATCGAAACCCTGGACGAAAATGAATACAACAGCGAATGGGTTTCGCGTATGACCGGCAGCGGCACTGAGGCCAGTCCTTACCTTGTGCGCACGCCTTACGATTTTAATCAAATCCGCGAAAATACTAGTGCAGTTTATCGCTTGGTTAATAATCTGGACTTTTCGGCGGCTATCGGCATCCCCATGTCTATAGAAGGTGGCGTTTTAGTGCGTGGCGACGTCAATGAAAGTGCCCCTCTTTATAACGATGGCGCCGGTTTTACTCCCATTAGCACTTTCTCCGGCACTTTGGATGGCAACGGCAAAACAATAAAAGGCCTGACTGCCTGCGGTTCCGGCGAATACTTTGGCATGATTGGAACTCTCAGCGGTGGCAAGATCCAAAGTTTGACTTTGAAAGAAGGCTACATTGTCAGTAGTAATTCTTCCAGTTTAAAGGCTTATGTTGGCGCTTTTGCTGGCCGGACGCTCGAAACCGCTTACATTATTAACTGCGTTAATTACAACACTGTCACCACAACATCTACTAATGTCAGTGGCGCCGTTCTCATTGGTGGAATCGTAGGTTTAGCCAACGCCTGGAATGGTGGACAAAATGCCATTATTAGAAATTGCGCTAATCACGGCAACTTGGTAAATGCTAATATAGCTGCCGACAGTACGCTTTGCGGTATCGCCGGTTGCAGTCGAGATGGCTCAGATGCTACCAAAATAGTTATCGCCAACTGTTACAATACTGCCAATCTCAACGCAGTAAACGTGGCCGGCATAACTAGAAATGCCGAAACTGGTTACCTCGATTGTCACGATTATGAGATCAGCAAA